CATACTGGAACGGGTGATATGCAAGTAAACGGGTTACCATTTACTGTGAACTCAACAACACAATCACAAATGTCAAATGGTACTTATGATTTGGCCTTGACCGCCTTAAATATGCTTTTAGCTAGAGCGCAAACTAGTGGAACATTTATAAAATTGCTTCAATCGCCAGTTGGCGGTGGTGCATGGAATGGCGTTCCAATGGACACAAGTGTTACTGTATTAGAAATCACAGGCTTTTATACAGTCTAAAGGACAAATCATGGCATTGACCAAAGCAACCTATTCCATGATTTCAGGGGCGTATGTAAACGCCTTGGATTATGGTGCTGATCCCACTGGTGTTGCTAATAGCCAACCAGCTATTCAAGCCGCATTAAATACGGGCGCAAATGTGTTTTTGCCCCGTGGCAATTACAAAATTACAACGACACTGCAATTCACATCAACAGATCAGGTGTTTTTTGGTGAGAACGGAAACGCACTTAACGCCACCACTTCAAACAACCCAACTGCTGCGGTCGGTATGTCGCAGATTTTTACGCAGTCGGCAATTTTGATGTTTAGTTGCAATGATAAGCAAGGCGTTTCAATTCGGGACATTGTTTTTAATGGCTGTGCCGTTGCGACTGGTGGCATTGACTGCACGGGTGCTGGAGCGCCTCCAGGAATTGCCTTTGGCATAGTGTTCAACAATGTGGGTATCAATTCCATTGCTGGCATTGCTCTTGACACAGCAGAGGCAGTTGACGCTCAGTTTTACAACATCAACATTCAAGGGTACGATTACCTCTCTAACGTAGTCACAACTCGCGGTATCAGTTGCGGTGCGACAAACAATAATTTTTACGGTTGTCGGATTGAAGGTTGTATTAATGGCGTGTTCATCCTCGGCACTATCAATCACTTTTTTGGATGCACACTTGCAAACCCACCAGGCACTAACGTCAAAATTGGTGCAAACATTTCGCAGTTAAGTTTTAATGGGTGTTACCTTGAAAATGGTGTCACAATTTATTCAAATTCGTCATTTGCATACGGATGCGTTGATTTTGTAAATTGCTTCATTCAAAACGAAAACGTCAGTAATTTGATTGACCTAACAAATGCCGCAGCTGGAAGTCAAGTCAATTTTATTGGCGGTAGATTCCACGAAACGTCTGGGTCAAACAACATAACCGCACCAAGTGGCGTGTCTGTAAATTGCATCAATGTTGGTCAGTCTACACCAACATTTTCAGGCAATGGCTCGTTCTCATTGCAGACAAACAGCAACATTTTTGCAAACGAGCCTAGAGCTATATTTCCAGGCTATGTTGCGGTTGATGGCTCAACTGCCCAAATTCACGCTGGTGTTGGAACTCCAGAGGGCGCTGTAACCGCACCTGTTGGTTCTATATTTATGCGTGAAGATGGCGGTGCAGGGACTTCATTTTATGTAAAACAATCTGGATCAGGTAACACTGGTTGGGTGGCAAAATAACCGTGCCAGTGCGGAACACTGGAATTTGATTTTGATTGGAGTATCAAAATGGCTCTCGAAAAAGTAAGCGTAGTAGATCGTATTGAAGTTGTTGAAAACGGCTCAATCCAAGTTCGCACCAAAACTGCTATCAAAGAAGATGGCGTGGAAATCAGTAGCAAGTTTCACCGTCATGTTGTCGTGCCTGGTGCTGATGTAAGCGGTGAAGATGCCAAAGTGCAAGCAATTGCCGCATCTATTCATACACCCGCAGTAATTGCGGCATACGAAGCAGTCCAAGCCGCACAAGGAGTCTGACATGGCTTCTAATTCACAAATCGCATTTGCCCCACTTGGTCAAACAGTTGTTATCCCTGCTGCCGCATCTGCCTCTACTGGCGTTCAGGCGCTTGTTGACTCACGCTTTGATGGGCAAGGCACAGGGCAATATCGCATCATCAACTCAAGCACCAACACGGTGTTTCTGGGTATAGGCCCAACAGCGGCAATTGCTACAGCAAATGCTGTTGCACCTACTGCTGGCTCACCTACTGCTGCAATCGTTTTAGCGCCTGGTGCTGTTGAGGTCTTGCGCTTTCAGCGTGAGTCATTCTTCAGTGGCTTGGCCTCTGCCGCCTCTACGGTCTACATCGTTCAGGGTGAGGGTATCTAATGCTTGAGGATACCGACACACGGCTGGCGGTTCATGAGGCGGTCTGTGCTGAGAGGTACACCGCCATTGAAAAGTCCTTTGAATCAGGTTCACAGCGCATGACCCGCATTGAGTATTTGCTTTATGTGGTAATTGCGGCTGTATTGCTCGGCCCAGGCTTTGCGGGCGAGTTGGTCAAAAAAATCATAGGTTTGTGAGCAATGGATGCTTTGGCTTTTTTTGCCATTGTTTCTGTTAGCAAGAACTTTAGAAAAAGTCGAGTACCGTTGTGTAAGGTGGGCGTGGACAGGTGATGTTTACAACCGGAAGGTTGTTTGCCTTGAATGGGTAAAGGTTGTACGGAAATGATTGACCCCATAACAGCGCTTGCAGGATTACAAAGTGCAATCAGCGTAGTCAAAAAAGCCAGCAAGGTCGCAAATGATCTGGCTGGTTTAGCCCCGTCTATCGCCAAGATGTTTGACGCCAAGAGCGTTGCAACAAGGGCGATGGTAGAAGCCAAGCGTTCTGGCAACAAATCAAACTTAGGCACTGCACTTCAAATCGAGATGGCGCTTGATGAGGCGAAGCGTTTTGAGGCCGAATTGATGCTCTTATTTCAGGCTACTGGCCGTGCAGACGTGTGGACTAAGATTAAGCAACGCCAGCAGCAAATGGACATTGAAGATGCTCATTTAGCCAGACAAGCCAAAGAAGAAGAAAAGAAAAGAAAAGAAGAAGAAGAAGAATACATGGCATGGGCGGTTGGTGTTGTTGTGATCGTGATGCTCTTGGGTGCAGTTGGTTGGGGAATTGCTGAGATACAAGATTTCTGTGCCAAGACAAGGTGTGGTCGGTGAATGAGTACCAAAAGCAATTTGATCTATTCCTCAAAGTCTTTGTCAGGCTTTGCATTGCTTGGTATGTCGTTGGTTTTTTGCGCTTCCTGCCTGATGAATTAGCCGATAAGGTCGTGACCAAGATATTGGGGATGTTTGGACTATGAGTGACGAGAAGCCATCAGACGTATTGAGCAAGGTGCTGTCCTATGTAGATAGCCCATTCAAGCTGTTTGCGCTGATACTGATGGCAGTGTTTGCATTTGCTGGATACTTTGTTTGGCAGAACCAATCTTTTCTATTTGATGCCTATAAAGAGAACAAGAAACTCCCAACGATTGCAGAAGAAAGGGCAGAAGATGTTGCAGCGCATTTGTTTAAAAACACCGATGCAACAGTCATTGCTATATTCAAAGTAAACCCTTTATTTGGCACAAGGGTTCTGTTTCGTGCCTATACCCGTGAAGGCAGAGACAAAACGCATGATGGCTTGGATGTTGGTTTGTTTACCCAGAGTTCAGCCAATAATCGTGATGTGATTGCACTGATGGCTAATGAGATACCGTGTAGCGAATATACCGTGGCTCAAAGTGAGATTGGCCTTTGGTACATTGAGAAGGGCGTTACCTTTGGATGCCGTGTAAGTGTGCCGCCAGAGCAAGGTCGGTTTGTTGGGCAAATCACTGTTGGTTGGGACAAAGAACCCAAGGACTTAAACAAGGCAATTAGTATGTTGCAAATCGCAAGTAATATATTGAGTAAAAGCAAACAGTAAAGGATCACTATGCTGACACTACTTTCAACCCTAATCTCATTCTTGATGGGCGGCCTGCCCAAGATTTTGGAGTTCTTCCAAGATCGGCAAGATAAAAAGCATGAGCTAAACCTTGCCCAGATGCAGATCACCCGTGAGTTAGAACTGCGTAAAGCAGGGTTTGAAGCACAGGAAAGAATTGAACACATCAAGTCTGAGCAACTGGCTACCGAGAGCGCAGCCAACACTACTCAGGTTCTGATTGGCGCACAGCAAGCTGAAATGCAAGCCCTCTATGCCCATGACACTAGCTTGAATGAGGGAACATCCACATGGATGAAAAACCTTAGAGCAAGTGTGCGCCCTGTCATTACTTACGGCTTCTTTTTCCTGTTGCTGTTCATTGATATTGGCCTGTTTGCTTACGGCTGGAATCGTGGTGTGCCGTTCACCGAATTGGCTGAAATGTTGTGGGATTCTGACACCCAAGCCCTGTTTGCCTCAATCATTGCTTTCCACTTTGGTGGTCGGGCTTTTGGCAAATGAACATCTCAGACAAGTGCTTGCACATGATTCGCCATCACGAGGGCGTGAGGCAAAATCCCTATAAATGCCCTGCAAAGCTGTGGACTGTAGGGGTTGGTCATGTGATGTTTCCAGAGCAAGGCAAACTGAAGATAGATCAGCGGGATGCCTTTGTGCCACCGCCAGAGGCCATGCGAAAACACTCAATGGAGGAAGTAGATGCAATACTTAGGGCAGACCTTACTAGGTTTGAGAAAGGCGTGGCTACTTATTGTCCTGTGCCTCTTACTCAAGGACAGTTTGACGCACTGGTTTCATTTTCTTTCAATGTAGGGCTTGGCACTCTCCAGAGGTCAACCCTGCGCCAAAAGGTACTTAGGGGAGACATGGAGGGCGCTGCCGAGGAACTTTTGAAGTACTGCATGGCTGGCGGCAAAGTTCTCAAAGGCTTACAAAAGCGCAGAATTGACGAAAGAGCCTTATTTTTGAGTTGAGTTCTCGCGGAAATGTTTGCCTGTCAAACGCATGATCCAGCAAGATTGGCAAATCCATTTGTGTCCCATATCAATCCCACCCTCTGGCGGCTTGGTCTCATCACATTTATTACAATTTCGTAATTTATGAACAGGCTGATTGCCGCCTAATTCGATTGGGTACATTGCCACTCTCTTTCGCTTCTGCCTGAGTTGGATTTGACTGTGTTACCTGTCAATTCAATCAAACCCATCATTTTCATTTCGTTGAGCCGCCTGGCAACCTGATTGCTGTCCAGATTGGTATGAGCCGATATGCCATCTTTGCCTAAAGCCCCATGTATTTGGAGACACTCAAAGATTGTCTGGTGGTGCTGGGTGGCAGATTCTTTGATTGAATCTGCTGCCTGAAACGATGTTAGAGGATCATTTGCCCTTACTCTTGGGAATTCGGGCATGGCGAAAATTTTCTTAAATGCGTCTTTATAGTCCATGATTTCTCCTTGTTAGGGGCAATGCCCCTGTTAATCAAAATGGGATGTCTTCCTCGTCTTTTGGCAAGCCCTTGTAATCGTCTTTGGGCTTTGGTTCATTCATGTATGCCCAGCCGTTCCATCCACCATCTATAAGTGGAATCATGTCAAGTTTGAGCATTGGGCCGTTCTTGGTTTCAATGACAGAGCCAATGTTTTGATAGCGGGATTTTTCCACACCATCTTTGTTTTTGTATTTACCTGAAACAATTGTGATTTCGTAAAGTTTAGACATTTTTTAAATCCATAAGTTGAGCAATTTTGATATCAAGTTCGTTTAAGAATTTGACCACTTCGTCTTCCATTTGCTTGATGAATTCGTTATCCCGTGGGACTCGTTTCACAAACAATTGAAGTTCATCCGGCAGGCGATTGTCAAAGCTGACAAAATCACACCACTGCCGCCCTGTGCAAGCCATCTGGAATTGCATTTGGGTGTTGTACTTGCCTGGCACTGATTGGGACAACAAAGTCTCAATGTGCGTGGCTGTGTTGGGGCATTTAATCTCTAAGAGGCCATCATCACCCACCAAGCCATCAGGAGATGCGCCAGCCATGATGATTGAGGGATGGGGTACAAACCCCACCTCATCAACCAAAACATCCTGTAAAGCCTCATAAGCGGCTCTTGCAAGGGGTTCTGTGTCTGTGCCGTGTTGCATAGCAGCATTGGTGAAACTTTCACCCTTTTGACCCGTCAGG